CCAATCAATATTGATAGGCAGTCAAGAGTTACCTTTGGTGGTAGTCGTAAAAAATAATTTTTTTGCATTACCTACCCGAGATAGCTTGGATTATTAACATAAGGAGAAAAAACAACTATGGCAAACGTAAGTGAAAAGTTCGGTCTAAGACCTTACAGAAAACTAGACGGAACACCATTAGTAGGAGCTCAAAACAGATACACGATTGCGAGTGGCTATGCGACTGCAATTTTCCAAGGTGATTTAGTAGAACCTAAAACAACTGGAAATATTGAAAAACATGGTGCTAACACATCTGATGCTGTTGTGGGTGTTTTCAACGGATGTTTCTATACAGATCCAACTACTCAAAAGCCAACTTTTAGCAATCACTATCCAGGTGGAATTGCAGCAAGTGACATCACAGCATTCGTTGTTGATGATCCAGATGCAGTTTTCTTGGTAGATGCTGATGAGGCTTTCACTAGAGCAGATTTGTTTAGGAATTATTCAGTAACAAATACTACTGGTGTAACAGCAACAGGAATATCAAAAGCACAACTTGATGTATCAGTATCAGGTACTGCACAAACTTTCGTCATTCAGGCGATCGATATTTGTCAGGACCCAGATAATTCTGACACGGGCTCTGCTAATGCTAATATTCTTGTTAGAATCAACAATCACTTCTATAGAAGTGGTACAGGCCTATAATAGAGGAGAATAACTATGGCAATATCACGATCACAACTAGTCAAAGAACTAGAGCCAGGTTTGAATGCTTTATTCGGCCTGGAGTATAGTCGTTATGAAAATCAGCATGCTGAAATTTTTGCGACTGAAACATCTGACAGAGCTTTCGAAGAGGAAGTAATGTTAAGCGGTTTCGCTTCTGCACCAGTAAAACAAGAAGGTGCTGGAGTTGTGTTTGATCAAGCAGGTGAAACATTCACAGCTAGATACAACCACGAAACAATCGCATTAGCATTCTCAATCACTGAGGAAGCAATTGAAGATAACCTATATGATAGACTTGCAGCGAGATACACAAGAGCTCTTGCAAGATCTATGTCTAATACGAAGCAAGTTAAAGCTGCAAACGTGCTTAACCAAGCACAATTTACTGCTGTAACTGGTGGTGACGGAGTATCATTAATTAATGCATCTCACCCACTAGCAACAGGTGGTACATTCTCGAATGTACTAGCAGTAGCTGCAGACCTTAACGAAACTTCATTAGAGCAGTCATTAATTGACATTGCAGGATTTGTCGATGAAAGAGGCTTAAAAATAGCTGCTCAAGGAAGAAAAATGATTATTCCAAAAGAACTTCAGTTCACAGCGGAAAGAATCATGAAATCTCCAATGAGAACCGGCACTGCAGACAATGACATTAATGCGATCAATAACATGGGTATGGTACCTGAAGGTTATAGAATAAATAATTTCTTGACTGATACAGACTCATACTTCTTGTTAACTGATGTGCCTAATGGACTAAAAATGTTTGTTAGATCACCGATCAAAACTGCTATGGAAGGTGACTTCGATACAGGTAACATGAGATTTAAAGCTAGAGAAAGATACTCTTTTGGATTCTCAGATCCAAGATGTGTATTTGGTAACGGAAATCTACCAACTAGCTAATAGACTATAAATCTATCAAGAAGGGGCGGAGTTTACTCTGCCCCTTTTTTTATATATACTTAAAAGACCTAGAAAATATAATTTTGTAGACTGGCTAGGCAGACGCTATAGAGACTACATTATTTAACCGCTATAGAGGAGAAAATATTATGGCAAGAACAACGTTTAGTGGACCGGTAAGATCTTTAAGAGGATTCTTAGGATCAGGTCCAGAAATGGCACAATCAATAACTGGAACAGTTGATGGTGGAACAGACATCGCAGGAATTGATAAATATCAAGGTAAAATAATTCAAATTGGAGATGCAAACACTGTATTTAATTTACCTTCAATAATCGACACAGCTACACCAGTATCTTCTGGATCTGATGATCCAAATTCTACAAACAGAGTTGGAATTATGTACGAATTTATTGTTACTTCAAGTTTAACAGGTAGTAACACATTCGTTCTTAATGCTGGAACTGCAGCAGGTAGATCAACAGCCGATGTGTTTAGAGGGATGGCAATCTACAATAACACAGCAACTGATCCAGGAGCTGTAACTGCATTTAACGCTGGTGGGACTGATACTCTTACATTAACAGCTACAACTAAAGGTGGACTAGAAGGTGCTCAAATTCAATGTAGAGCAGTGGATGGTTTAATCTGGCAAGTTAGTGCACAATTGATTGGTAATGGAACATTTGCTAATCCTTGGAGCTAATAATTAATTAGTGGCTCCTTCGGGAGCCACAAACATAGGAGAATTTTATGGCAGTAAAAGCCGATATACAAGCGACAAGAGTTGCAGGCACTGCTAGTGCAACTGTAATTATTTCCACACCTGTAAGACTAAAAGCTATTTCTATAGCATCTGATGGCACTGGTGCTGGACAAATTCAACTAAATACAAACTCATCATCCGGTGGTACAAATTTATTAACTATGGATGTTCCATCTGGAGATATAATTAATTTTTCATTACCTGAAGATGGAATTTTATTTCCAAACGGAGTCTTTTTATCAACCGCTACAAAAGTGACTGCAGTAACATTATTTACTGATAAATTTTCAGGTCCTAATTTAACAGGACAGAACGGATAATTATGAGTGGTGGTGGAAGTTTTACAAGTGACCAGTCGGTAGCACATGCTACCGCAACTACACAAATGGTTGCTTTAAATAAAAGAGCAAGACTTACCTCCATTCAAGCAAAAGGTAACAGTGCTAGTGGATCAATAATTTTTAAAAGTGGAGGAGCTTCTGGCACAACGATTGCTACATTTTTATTTGGAGAGGAAGGTTTAGATATGTTTATTCCAGGATCAGGTATATTGTTTGAAGATGGAATTCATGCAACGATTGGTGGAACTGGTGGTGTAACAATAACATTTACGTAGAATGAGTAAAATAAAACTAATTGAGTCTGGTGGCAAGTTTGCCGGTAAAAAACTTAGCGAAATTTTAAAACGTTTAAAACGTAATAAAAATGCTAAAATAAATCGAGCTAATTTTAAAAAAGCACATGGTTATAGTAGAACTCAATCAGTAAAAATACCTGGACAAGCTAAACATCATACAGCTAGTGCTGGAGGTAGTGACAAATCAGCTATAGTTCCTACAAGAGCTCAAACAAGAAAAGGTAGTTCTTTTAGAACACATAAACTAAGCAGAAAAGGAAAAACTGGATATTTTCCAAATCGTTATGGTAGTCCAGCATCAGCTGAATCTTGGCGAGCAGATATGGAAAAACTAACTAATATGCCTACGTTTGATGATGTAGTTAAATCAGTATTTAGGAAAAAAAGAAAAGCTCAAGGTGGCATGTTAAAGTTAAAAAGAGGTGGTGATAACATGCCTGCGAGAAACAAAAAGAATTTTAGACCTACAGAGAAAGGTGCGGGTATGACAAAAGCAGGTGTTGCTGCTTATAGAAGAGCAAACCCTGGATCAAAATTACAAACTGCAGTAACTGGAAAAGTTAAACCTGGATCAAAAGCTGCTAAAAGAAGAAAAAGTTATTGCGCAAGATCGTTAGGACAGTTAAAAAGAGCTAGTGCAAAAACTAGAAATGATCCTAATTCAAGAATTAGACAAGCAAGAAGAAGATGGAAATGTTAACGCAGATTCTTAAAAAAATTTTAGGATTTGATATACTTGAGAAAAGAGTTAGAGTTTTAGAAAGAAAAAACTACTGGAGAGAAAAGTATAAACATGGCTTACCTAAACGCAAACATACCTCCGATATATTGTAAAATTCGAAAAGAATATCTTTATGACATGGATGAAAAATATAAAAAACTCAGTAGTGATTGTGTTATCTTTGGCCTTACTTCCATTTCAGGTCGTGCTTTATTATTTAACATTATGTTGCCAAATGGGGCTTGCTATTGGAGATTACCTATTTCAGCGTTTTTTCAAAAAGAATTTGAAAGATCACAAGTTCCCGATATGGAAGTATCAGAACTTGAATTGTGGAATTGTTTTAGCTATTGGCCTAGTGTTCATTGTTTTGATTGGTTGGATGGTTTAAATGGTAAATATTTGGGTATTGATAAAAAATTTTATCATGGAAAATATTTGTTCACGATCGATTGGGCAAGTCCTGACACAAACATCTTGGATACTGAACATTCTGAAATACCTCAAGAACATAAGTGTGCGCATATATTGGCTCTTAATAACGGCAATTTTGCTGGTCAGCCTAATAATCGCCTTTTGTGGCATGTTAATAGCTACACTACTGATAACAGCTGGCCTGACTATAAAGTCCAAACTACCTATTGGGATGCAGAGGACTCTAGCATGGTTACAGAGGATAGTGATAAAATGTTTTACCAAATGGAGAAAAAAAAATGAAAGCAATTTGTTTTGATTGTTTACATGTGTGTCACTGCCCTGGAAAAGGCACTATTGGAGATTGTCCATCTTGTGATTGTGATTTTTGTAATCATGAAACACAAATTGTAGAGGAGGAAAATATGGTAAAAAAAATTGTTAAATGGATTAAATGGCCGTTTGTAAAAATCCATAAATGGTTAAAAGGAGACTAATGTCTCAAAAACCACTTTCAATATCAGAGTCGGCAGCCGTCCAAATGCCTATGAAGACGGTTGCCTCTCTAATTGTTATCGTTGCACTTGGCACCATGGGCTATTTTCAAATTGTAGAGCGTATCAACATTGCAGACACTAAAATAAAAATAATGGAACAAGATGTTGAGCAGAACACAGAGTTTAGAATAAAATGGCCACGTGGTCAAATGGGATCATTGCCTGCGGATTCTGAGCAGTATATGATGTTAGAGGATTTGTACAAAACCACTGATCGTCTAAATAAACATATTGAGTCAATGGCTTTAAATAAAGTAAACATCGAGTTTTTAACTAAACAAATGGATAAGGTTTTGGTAGATATTGAAAAATTAAAAGATGCCAACAGAGATCTTGGTTATACAAATGGTAAGTCACAATGATTGAAGCTGTAATAGGATTGTTAATGTTTGTAAATGGAGAAATTAAAGAAGCACGTATACAAGATTCAATGGCTATGTGTTTACGTGGAAAACGTAAAGCTGAGAGAACTTTTTCAGAAAGTGTGTCATATAAATGCTGGAAAGGTAAAGCAGAATTAGAGTCAAATATAGATGGATCTTTATCGATAAAAAAGTTAATACTTAATTAATGTTTTTTCAAAATATTGAGTTTCATGAGACTGAAAATTTTCAGTATTTATTAATACATAAAAATGCCTGTTCTAGCGTGTTAAAAGCCATAGAACATTTAAACCCAAAAAGAACACAAATTAAATCTAATACAAAAATTAAATGGACAGTGATAAGAGATCCATACGACAGATTTATTGCTGGCCTTAAATATGATTTAAAAAGACATAATGTAAAATTAACAGACATAGATATTGATGAATTATTTAATAGTTATATTAATATTTATTCTAGACCTGATGGACATGTTAATCATTGTGCATCACAATTTACACACATAATAAATTCAGATATTAATTTTTACGTTGACATAAAAGACTTAGAAGTTTTTTTAAAAATGCACTTTAATAGATCTTTTTATTTAAATAAAGATAATGAAAAAGATAGTCTAAATTTAGAAAAAAAAGAAATTATGAAGTATTTAAATTTTGATTATTACATGTATAATACTATATTGAATTCTAATAATTTATGGAAATGGTATAACGGAAAAATTTTCTAATGAACCTGACACGTAACTTTACCTTATCAGAGCTTATTAAAAGTGACACTGCAATACGTAAGGGTATTAATAATAACCCAAACGCTGAACAAATTGAAAAATTAAAAGCGTTGTGTGAAAATATTCTTCAACCGGTACGTGACCATTTTGGTAGGGTTAAGATTACCAGTGGTTTTCGTAGCGTAGAGTTGTGTGAGGCTATCGGCAGCTCAGCACGATCGCAGCATGCAAAAGCTGAGGCAGCGGACTTTGAATGTATTGGCGTGGATAACGCTGAATTATTTGACTGGATAAAAAATAACCTTACGCCAGATCAGCTTATCCTGGAGTTCTACACTCCGGGTGAACCGAATAGCGGGTGGATTCATTGCAGTT